GAGGGCAACAACCAATACGAGGTTCAGTACCTACACCCACTGCCACATAACCAACTGGTTCGCATAGACAACGCGGGTATGGGGCTGGTCCTCATGCACAAGAGCGTGCTCACCCGTTTAAACGAGCAGTTCCCAGGCGACTTCTGGTTTGGTGAGAACAACGAGACGGGAGATAAGTTTATTGGCGAGGACATCGCCTTCTTCCGCAAGGTTCGAGCCACTGGTATTCCTATCCATGCACACACTGGTGCATTGGTCAAGCACATGAAGCGCTTTTCTTTCGACAGCGCTTACTACAATCTTTACTGGTCAGCAGTCGAGGCTGCGGAAAGGAGAGAGCGTGAGTCAGCAAATGGCGAACAAGCGTAGAGGAGCAGGGTGGGAGATTGACCTTACCGACTGGTTCGTTGAGTATGGTTTAAACGCACAGCGTCTGCCTCGTGCAGGGCGCAACGATGTTGGTGATGTATTTGTACCAGGGGTGAACGGCATCTATGTTGTCGAGGCGAAGGCACCACGCAGAGATGGGCGCATTGACCTATCTGGCTGGATTCGTGAAGCAGAGGTAGAGGCACTTAACTACAAACTACAAAAGAACTTGGCAGTAATGCCGACACCCTTGGTCATTATCAAAGCAAGCAACCGCCCAACAGGAGATGCTTATGTTGTCCAGAGGCTCAGTAATGTCCTCCCAAACCTCTAAGCATGACATCGTGCGGGTGCTTGAGCACTACGGATTCACCATCCCAACAAACCGTGGGGGTTGGCAATCAATCAGATGCCAGTTCCACAATGACCATGTGAAGTCTGCCCGTTTAAACATAGACAACGGTGGCTTTCGCTGCTTTGCTTGCGACATGGCTGGAGATGTTTACTCATTGATTATGAAACGAGAAGGAGTGAAGTATGGCGAGGCTCTCAAAATCGCAGAGAGAATCACTGGAGAAAGCCACGGAGAACTACGAGCAAAACCTCGGAGAGGTAGCACAGTATCTGGCGAGTCGAGGTATAACGGAGGAGACGGCTCGTATGTTCCGCCTCGGCTTCGTAAAGAATCCTGAGACGGGGCATGAACCATACATCGGTAAGTTAGCAATCCCGTATCTCACTCCAGCAGGGGTGATTGACATTCGCTTCCGTAGTTTAAACGCGGATGCGGGTCCGAAGTACATGTCTCGACCTGGTGCAAGCACTCACATCTACAACATTAAAGCACTGCAATCCGACAGTGATGTGCTCGTCATTTGTGAAGGTGAGATAGATACCATCATCGCTACACAGGTGGGGTTCGCTGCGGTGGGGTTGCCTGGTGCTAACAACTGGAAGCCCTTTTACTCTCGTGTCCTTGCGGACTGGGAGAAGATTATGCTCTTCTGCGATGGGGATAATGCAGGGCGAGAGATGGCTAAGAACATTAGCCGAGAGTTAGAGAATGTTTTTCCAGTCTTTATGCCCGATGGGGCGGATGTAAACGATGTGTACCTTGCCGAAGGAGCAGACGGTTTGCGGAAACGGATGGGTGTTTAAATGAAGTATCCCAACTGGTTCGAGATTACTGGGGCACAAGATAACTTTGCCCGCCATCTAGAATACTACAAGGGTAAGCCAGTTAAGTTCCTACAGATAGGTGCCTTCACTGGCGATGCCTCCGTGTGGATGCTCAAGAATATCCTCACTCACCCTGACTCGGTGCTCTTTGATGTGGATACATGGCGAGGCAGTGATGAGAGAGAACATGATGCCATGGACTTTGATGATGTCTTTGATGTTTACCTCAAGCGAATCGCAGACTATAAGAATGTCTCACCACGGCGCATGACAAGCGATGAGTTCTTTGCTGACGAGGACACACTGTTTGATTTCATCTACATTGATGGCGACCATACTGCTTTCAGTGTGATGAAGGATTTGATTAACGCACACTCTCGTATCAACACCAACGGGCTTATCGCCTGCGATGATTACCACTGGAGCGAGGGTAAGGGGCTGTTCTATGAGCCTCGCCCTGCCATTGATGCGTTCTTTAATATGACCCGCGACTTCTATGAAGTCATTGAGGTGGGTCCGCAAGTGTGGTTCCGAGATGCGAGGAGTGTTTAAACTGTGGCTAAGAACTCATCATTTGATTTGGACTTTGGATACGGACGCAAGGGTGAGCAACTCGTTGAGGAGTTGTTGACTAACGGCAAGAAGGTGGAAGTCAAGAGGGATAGAAAGTGGTGGGTCACTAACAACATTTATGTTGAGGTTGAGTGCTGGTTCATGAAGTCTCAATCGTGGGAGAAGTCGGGCATCATGGTAACTGGCGCTGACTACTGGGCTTTCGTGCTGGAGCAGGGCGTGCTGATGGTACCTACATCGCATGTGTTGTATGCAGTGCAGGAGTTTGGGCGAGAGATTACATGCGACATCCCACCGAACAAGAGCAAGGGCTACCTCATCACTGTTGATGATTTGCTGATGGCTATGAGGAAACTAAAGAACGATAAGGGTCAATCCAATGGATGAGCAAGACAAGGTATGGGAAACCATTTACGGCGTAGCCAAGCAGGTGACGGCGCGTAGTAATCGTATTCACCGCGGGCTGGTATCCGCTGATGATATGTACCAACACTTATCACTGTGGGCACTGGAGCATTGGCACAAGGTAGAACAGTGGCAGGCAGAGGAGAGCCTCAAGTTTAAACTGCGCAAGACTTTCTACAACGAGGCTCAAAAGTATGTAGCGAGGGAGCGCTCGCGCCACTCGCGTGCACCTATCAATGATTCTTTTTACTACACCCTCGAGGTATTGCATGAGTTGCTTCGTGATGTGTGGACACATGAGGGCTGGACTGATACGCCCGACATGGCTAATGAGTTCGTATCCCACTCGGCTAAACCAAGCGAGGGTGGCAACCGCATGGCTTTGCTATCCGATGTGGCGGCAGGGCTGAATCGTTTAAACGAAACTGATAGGGACATCCTGCGACTGAGGTATGCCAATGGTGGTATGGAGTTTGGTGCGCTCGCTGAATCCTTGGGTGCATCCGAAGAGGCGGTGCGCAAGAGAGTCAAGCGTGCACTCGTGAGATTGCAGGACAGACTCGGTGGTGAAACGCCAGTGTGGTATGGCAGAAGGAAGCGTATGTCCAATGAGCAAGCACGACAAGAGATAAGGGAGCAGGACAACCAATGATTATCGGACTGAGTGGATATGCCCGCAGTGGCAAAGACACAGTAGCGCAGTTGCTTTGTTTAAACTATGGATACCAGCGCATTTCATTTGCTGACCCTATGCGTGAGGCTATCCTCACACTGAACCCAAAGATAGACAGCATCACCCATGTCTCTGATTATGTTGGGGACTACGGGTGGGACATGGCTAAGCAAAACCCTGAGATTCGTAGATTGCTACAGGTGTTTGGTACAGATGTTGGTCGCAAGATGTTTGGCGAGAATGTCTGGATTGATATGGCGTTTAAACATGTCGAGCCTGACTCACGAGTAGTGATTGCTGATGTGCGCTTTCCTAATGAAGCCGAGGCTATCAAGTCCAGAGGTGGCAAGGTCATTCGTATCAACAGGCACAACCACAGTGCAGTCAATGCACATAAGTCTGAGATTGCCATGGATAACTACATGTTTGACCATGTGCTTTACAACGATGGAACCATTGACGACTTGGCAGAGAATCTATTTATGTTGATGCGGAGTGCATTTAAACAATGACCGATGACGAGTTCATCCAAAGGTTTAATGAACTCCACAATTATATTTTGCAACGCTTCCATAAGAAATTAGATTACGCGATGGTGGATGTTGACTCGCCTGCTTGCTCGCGTGATAAGCGTTATTGGGAGGGCTGGAACGCTGGTCTGAATTGGGCGCACCGCATTGTGAATGGCGATAAGTCTGCTGATTAAATAGAAACACCCGCCACTGGGACTGGAACCAAGTAGCGGGTGTTGACCTATTATAGGGGGAGATGTACCCCTGCTGTCAAATCGTTAACTGCCCACTTGAGTATCTTGCGGTACTCCGTGCGTGCTCGAGGTGTCAAGCCACCCCATATTCCGTAGTTCTCGTGGGCTAGTCCCCACTCTAAGCATGCCTCAAGCACTGGGCATCGTGAGCATAGGTTGTTGTAGAACCGCTCCTCCTCCCGCGTGAAAGAAACCTTGTCTGGATAGAAAGTCTCGGTGTTTAAACCTTTGCACGAAGCATCCTTAAATAGTTGCGGGTCGTACTTGAGTTGGTATCGAGTCTTGCCATCAACTACGCGTGCCTCTTGTACCTCGTGGTGCTTGGGTTCTAGTTGCATTTTAATACCATCCTCTCGATAGGTTTGAGCCGAGCGCTTTGCAGATGTTGCCTCCGTATTTGCGCTGAATGTACTTGAGTCCTGCCTCCACCTGAACGAAGCCATTGTTGGTGCGCTTGTGTCCCACCAATGCCCATGTCTCGGGCATGAACTGAGCGATGCCATAGGCTCCTGACTTTCGGTTGACTGCCTTAGGTCGCCAGTTCGATTCACGAGTCCAGAGTGTATAGAGGCATGTCCACTGCTCTAGTTTGTTCATTTGGATGAGCATGTCCACGGCGTAGCGTTGGTATTCATTCTCGTAGTAGGCAACAACGGTGCCACTGAGGATTGGATGCTTGGGCTTGCGCTCCTTGCTTTCGCCACTGATGATTGCTTCATTAGGCTTCTCGAAGAACCGATTGTCCACGGCTACTGTTGCGACAACCAGCAGAAGTGATGCGATGATTCGTTTAAACATTGGTCACATCCTTTGCCACCTTGTCCACGAAATTGAGGAGCCAGTCTGGGATGTCCGTGTCGTAACCTTCACCATCCCCCGCACCCACGATGATTGCATTTCCGTAGAGCATGTTCTCATTGTTGAGTAGGTGTGAGATGCCACTTGCTACTGTGTTAAGGCGCGGGTTCTCGTACTTGATGCGTCCCTCCTCGTCCACATACATGGTTGCCACGATGTTGGAGTAGGTGTGGTCGTAGAGGTTGACGATTTCGATGAGTCCCTCGACTGCTTGTTGGTAGTCCGATAGTTGTTTAAACACTCGGCGCTCATAGGTTCCGCCAGGGAATATTACGATTCCATTGACTTCTCTAGGCATTGGCTTCACTCTCCTCTTGATTCTTCTTGATGTCGTTCACTGTTGGCGTTGGTGCCAGTCCTTCATCCTCGCAGAGCATGAAGTGCTTGTGCAAAGTGCGGTTGCTGTAGTGCATGTCGCACACCCCGCACCTCATGAGTTTAAACACTTCATCATCTGGTTGAGTTCTGAGTACGCTAACTTTTGGCTGATGAAGTTGCACCCGTCAGGGGTTTGCTTTTCTTGGAGTCCAGCAATCTTCACCCACTCTCGGTAGGGTGATGCTCCTTTGTATGCCTTCATGAAGATAGATGCTGAGATGTAGAGCGGGTACTCGTTGTTAATCCAGAGCGCCACATTCCATGTCTCGTAATTCTTCCAGCCTTCGTATGTTGTTTTCGTGCTCATCGGTTATCACTTTCCTTCCAGTCGTGCCTGCATGATTCGCAGAGCCTTCCATCCTCGGGTTCGAGGTCGTTCTCGCAGTGCTCGCATAGCCCTTCGGTGATTTCATAGATGGCATCATCCGACATGGCTCCGTTGTAGGTTTCGGCAACGATTTGTTTTGCCTGCTCGATTGCCTGCTCTTTATTGTATGCCTCGACTCCGACATATACGGTGTATGAGACTTGGATTTCATACTCTCTCATGACTTTAATCTCTTTCCGCTTTGCCTAGTTCGTACACCTCTTGCAAGGTTTCTAGGATTTCTTCATAACCGTAATCGTTTGAGAGTAAATCTTCCGCGATGAGTTCTAGTTCTTTGTTAGTCATGGTTAGAATGGTCTTTCTACTGAGTTGGCTAGTCGCTCGCGGTTGATGCGGTTGACCTTATAGAGTTCCCAATAGGCACGCTGTAGGCGTGCGTTCTGAATGACGGCGTAGATGAGTAGTGATAGCGTGATGACTTGTGCCACTACTGCATAGATGAATAGTGATTCCATGGTTCCAGTCTTTCTCTTGTAGTGCGTGAGACTTTCTCACATGTCCGAGATTGCCAGATGTGCAAGCAGATGTCAAGGATATTTTTAAAATGAAACGAATTATTTTTTATGTTTAAACATGGCGGCGGCGAGATACCTGCACCTGCGTTTAAACAATAAACACGCATCGCGTGATTAGTGGTACCACATTTAGTACCATCATGTTTAAACGGCAAAGCCCCCCGCTTGTGGGCGAGGGGCTAAGTCGGATGGATTACTTAGATGGCGAGTTGCTCCTGCTCCTCATCCGTGTAACCATCGTATTGCCACCAGTGCTTGACGGAATAAGCACGGCGCGGTCTGAATGTGTCGTACTCTACAATCTTGCCAGCCTTGACCATGAAGTATTCACCCTCGAGGGCTGAGTGCTTCCATGCAAGGGCTGAGTCCAGCATGATGGATGCGTTCTCGATAGTCTCCTCGGTTGACCCGTACACGAGCGAGCCACGCTTGGTCTGACCAATCCAGAGCGGGGATGAGTTGACCCGTGCAAGGTGGAGAATGTCGGGCTTGTCCTGCTCAATCCATGCGAGCGAGGCGGTGCCTTCCATCTCGGTGAGTAGTTGGCTTGGATGGTCGCCACCAAAGGCGAGCAACGCGGTTACTGCTTCAGAGTCAACAGCACCGATGCGATTGACGCGGAGTTGTTTAAACAGTTCGCGGTCATTACTGATGTGCCCGTTGTGTGTGAGCACGATACGCCCGCGAGGGATGGGATGATTGTTCGAGTTATTCTTAGGCGTGCCCTGCGTTGCCCATCTCGTGTGCATGATTGCGGTCTGCGCACGATGGCATAGGTCTTTCGCCTTGCGTACATAGTGAGTGGCGGGGATAGGTGCCTTGCGGATTACACGCCCGCCAGATTTGCGGTCAATCCATGCTGAACCCGTAGCGTGTGTGCCACGGTGTTCGATGTCGAGCAACATCTGACCAGCCAGCGAGTTGATGTCTGCCTGCTGATGTTCCTTAGGTGATAGGCAATAGCCTGCGATTCCACACATATTTTTCTCCAGTCTGCTAGTTGTTAGGGGTTGATTATATCAGACTACCTTCCGCACCCTCTACACGAGGGGCGGAGGCAATCGCCACAGATGACGCGTTCGTTTAAACGCTCATCACTCCACGGGCATGTCGGTTGGTGCGCATGGTAGAACCATTCGCCACAGTTTAAACAGTACCCGTCTGCATTGTAGTGTTTCTTCCATAGCGCATCTTCTAATTGTTCGGTGCTCATGAGTTGCCTCCATCCACTGATGCTTGCTCCGCTAGAC